ATAATATGTTCATTGCCTCCTTCGGTGGTGGCTTGCTCCCTTGTTGTCTTGGCGGATGTGAGGGAGCTTTTTTGTTATTCTTAACTAAGCCATTACTTATAGTTTTGTGCGTGGTTTGCCTCTGACCGGAACAGGGGCTTTTTATTGCTTAAATTTTGAAATCAAATGGTATGGAGTACCACACCACTTCACCGATGATGGTAATACTTTCCGTGCCTTCCACCGTTTTATCGTAGACCTGAGCGTGGAAGGTAGGGTCCTTGGAGTCTGGGATTAACTCCACACCGTTTTCTAGTTGCTTGATACGCTTGATGGTCGCGTCATATCCATTCACACAGACCGCATACGCCGTTCCATCCACAACGGGGGACTTCTTCTCCGGATCTACTAAGGCATAGCACCCGTTTGGTAGAACGTTGTTCATGCTCTCGCCATCGACGGTCAAGAAGAACGCGTTAGGATGGCGGCGGCGGATTTCACGCGGTGCGAGAATATGGTCTTCAACTGCGTCCATCTCTATTGGAATGCCTGCAGCAATATGGCCAAGAAGAGGAACCTCGACAAATCCACCATTTCTTTTATTTAGATATTCGTCACGTTTGGCGCGTAAATCCTCGTAGTCATAGTCCGTTTCAAATCCTCTGACCGTGTAGTGAAGTCCGAGCGTGTTATATATCTTCTGGACGATTTCAAAGCCAGAGCCACTAATTCCGCGCGTTAAGACGTTATATACCGTGGTCGGTGGCAATCCAATAGACTCGGCGAATCTTTTAACGCTGCCATAGTCATCAATCATGAACTGACGCAGACACTCTTCGATGGTCATTATTACCCTCCTTGGTAATATCAATATACATAATTTACCCACAATAAAAATTTTTTGCAATATTCTCTTGCACTATTACCCAAACAGGTATATAAACTTATTTAGTTACCCAATCGGGTAAATAAAGGAGGTGAAAACATGAACGGACAGAAGCTGCGCGAGCTTCGCAGAGCAAGCGGAAAGACCCTGCGCCAGATCTCTTTTGAGAGCGGTGTAACCGAGCAGGCAATTTTGAACGCCGAGGTTAATCGTCATCTTCCACGCATCGACACTTTGCTCGCTATCTGCAAGGCAATCGGATGCTCGGTCTCCGACGTCGTTGATGAAGACGTCGTGGCCAACCACTAAGCACCATCGCACTACTTGATTGTTGAACCTTGAAAGCTGAATAGCTAGATGTGACGTGAGACGGGGGAGCCGGTGACGCCCGCCATCTAGTAGACCTATTAAACCGATAAACAGGGAGGAGGTTACATGGAACGAATTGACGGAAAGAGACTCGAAGCAATTCGTAATTACAGAGGAATGTCGATTAGCGACATTACCAGAAAAACTGGCGTTTCTTATCAAACCATCGCCGACATAGAGACTGGATTCACTAAGGGTCCACAGTTCACAACGCTTTCCAAGATATGCCACGTACTACGGTGCAAGGTGAACAACGTCATCGTTAACGAAAAGGAATAGGAGGTTGCATGACACCAACAACAGAGACGCCTGAGAAGTTAACGGTTTCAGTGGCTGAAGCTTCGACGATTTCAGGGTTTTCGCGTGTGGTAATTCGTACAGCCATCAAGCGCGGAGAGCTTAAAAGCCTTCTGCCACATGGTTACGTTCGCGGTCGTCGTATTAAGAAGGCTGAACTTCTTAAATGGATGAAAGAAATGGAGGTTTAAGAGAGTTGAAGATAACAAAAAGTGCTCCCACGACTTTGCAGAGCCGCAGGAGCTGGTCAAACAAACCATCCCGGGCGTTTGACCTCTCTATTTTAGCAGGTAAGGCCAAAAGGTTCATTCCGCAGCTGTTTGCGGCCATGAGCCTGTGCGGTGTTACGCCGCTCATCATCATGTGGTTGATGTGGAAGTTCGGCTTTGCGCCTGCGCTTTTAGTGGCGGTTTTATCCGCGGCAGTCATGATCCATTGGATTAACCAAACAGAACCTGAGAGTAGGTAGTACATGAGTGTAAAAATCGCATCGCTTGAACTTGAAAACGTCAAGCGTATTCACGCCGTCGAGTTAGAGCCAGCCCAGGACGGACTCACGGTCATCGGTGGCAAGAATGCCCAGGGCAAGACGAGCGTACTTGATGCCATTGCATGGGCGCTCGGTGGCGACAAGATGAAGCCTGCAGACCCTAACCGTAAAGGTGGAGCAACACCCGCAAGGTTGCGTGTTGAGCTGTCTAACGGCATTGTGGTCGAGCGTAAGGGTAAGAACGGCTCGCTCCACGTCACCGACACGACAGGCAAGAAAGCCGGCCAGCAACTACTGAACGACTTCATCAGCCAGCTGGCGCTCAACATTCCACGCTTCATGAACGGTTCAGACGCCGACAAAGCAACCGCGCTTCTGCAGACGCTTGGCATTGACGCAGAGCTCGCGAAGATTGACGGTTCAATTCGCGCCACCTTCCAAGACCGCCAGCTGGTCGGCCGAGACGCGAAGGCAAAGCGCGCACACGCTGAGAAGCTTCCACACCATGAGGACGCACCAGCCGAGCCTGTAAGCGCCGCTGAGCTTATCCAGGAACAGCAAGCAATCCTGGCACGCAACGGCGAGAAGTTGAAGGCTAAGCAAGACGCGGAAGACACCGCAAAGAAAGCGGAGTTTGCGCGTTCTACTGCATACGCGGCAACTTCACGCGTGGCAGATCTAGAGCAGCAACTTAACGAAGCACGCGCTGAGCTAGCCAGACGCACAAAGGAAGCCGAGGAAGCCGAAGAGAAGGCGAAGGTTCTAGCACAGAGCACCGCCGAGCTTGTTCTTGAAAGCACCGAGGAAATCGAAGCGTCCATCGCAAACATCGAGACGATTAATAACAAGGTGCGCGACAACCAAGCAAAGGCGGAAGCGGACGCGGAAGCGATTCGCGTAGAGCAAGAGTACGACGGTCTTACACAGAAACTTGAAGACCTGCGTGCAAAGCGTCGCGGACTTCTTGATGGCGCACCATTGCCACTGCCAGAGCTGTCTATTGATGACGAGGGCGCGCTCACCTACAAGGATCATACATGGGGCGACATGAGCGGGGCCGAGCAGTTGGTCGTAGCCACAGCCATTGTTCGCGCCACCAAGCCAGAGTGTGGCTTTGTATTGGTCGATAAGTTAGAGCAGTTCGACACTGACGAGCTTAAGAAGTTCGGCGAGTGGGCGAAAGGCGAGGGACTACAAATCATCGGCACCCGCGTGGCTACAGACGACTCCTGCACCGTTGTGATTGTGGACGGTCGCATTGAGGGTCAAGACCTCGCAGAGCCAGTTCCGGAGAAGTCCCACGCGCTTGATTGGGACGGCGACACGGTTCAGCCAACCACAAACACACAGCCAGCAACTCAACAGTGGAAGGGACTGTAATGCCTGCGCTTATTGATTTATCCGGACAGAGATTCGGAAGGCTCGTTGTCATTAAGCGAATTGGTACAAGAAGCTCTCACCCACTATGGCTGTGCCGATGTGACTGCGGTAAGGAGATTGAGACAATCACATCATCTTTAAGAGGTGGCCACACAAGGAGTTGCGGATGCTATCAGAGTGAAATAAGTGCCAGCCACGCAAAGACGGCTGGCATCGCGCGAGGCAAACAACTACTTAAACATGGACACAGCGGAGAAAGGCTTTACGCAATCTGGAAAGCCATGCGTCAAAGGTGCACGAATCCACACGACAAGTCCTATCCGGATTATGGAGGCCGTGGAATCAGCGTATGCGATGAATGGGACGATTATGCGCAGTTCCGAAAATGGTCCTACTCCAATGGATATGACTCAGAAGCGCCGTTTGGAGAATCAACGCTTGACCGCATAAACAATGACCTCGGCTACTCACCGAAAAATTGCAGGTTCGTAAGTCTTAAAACACAAGCAAACAACAGAAGAAAAAGGAGGACTAATGTCTCGATATCAGCTTGAGTGCGGAATGAAAAAAACAGCACTAAAAATTGTGGTCTATGGACCAGAGGGGCTTGGTAAATCAACACTTTGTGCCGAGTTTCCTAGTCCGGTTTTCATAGATATTGAGAGCGGCACAAACCAACTTCCCATAGCGCGACTACCTCGCCCAACATCATGGCAAATGCTAATGGATGAAATTAAGGAAGTCAGAGATGGGTTAGTACCATGTTCAACTCTTGTCATAGACACGGCTGATGCCGCAGAAGCGCTTTGTGTGAAGCACCTTTGTGCCAAGAATAATTGGGACGGTATTGAGGGAATCCCATACGGCAAGGGGTACACCTACCTCATGGAGACCTTTGGCAAGTTTCTAGACTTGCTCTCCGAGGTTATGGAGCGCGGGCGCAATGTCTGCTTAATATCACACGCAATCATGCGAAAGTTTGAGCGCCCTGACGAATCAGGCGCTTATGATCGCTTTGAGCTGAAGTTGACGAAGAAAGTCTCGCCCATGGTCAAAGAGTGGGCGGATATGGTGCTCTTCTGCGATTACAAGACCTACGTCGAGACAAACAAGTCCGGCAAGGCTAAAGCCACAGGCGGAGCGCGTGTTATCCGCACTACACACGCCCCCACGTGGGACGCAAAGAACCGCTTCGGACTACCTGACGAGCTACCACTGAAGCTGGGCGAGATGCCCGTACAGTTGGGCGAGGTTATCCCAGACATGGTGGCAGAACAAGCTGCAGCTGCTCCAGCGGCACCGGTGGCCACGACAGCGCCACAGACCGCGCCAGCCGTCACAGCCGCACCAGCTGCGCCTGTACAGGCTGAGCAGACCACAACAACCACGACACCCACAACAACCGAATACAGCGCGCCAGATTACCCGGAGCGCATGAAGAAGCTTGTAGATCTGATGGTGGCCAACAAGGTTACAGACGCAGAGCTTCGAGACGCGGTTGGAAAGACGGGCAACTTCCCTGCGGAGTGCGCGCCTGCGGACTACCCGGAAGGCTTCGCAGATTACCTCGTGAGTGGCTGGGACACCGTCATGAACAAGTACATCCTGCCTGCGCGCGCCATTGAAGCGGCGAAGAGTGCACCTGTTCCATTCAATTAAATCGGTATTTATTAGCTAGAAAAAGGAGATAAAAATGGCTAGTACAAAAGGTTACGCAATCGGCTGGGACGACGAGATCATTGACCCAGGAGAGCCAGAGTTTGTTCTGCTCACGCCTGGCGTCTACGACTTTACCGTCACAGGCTTTGAGCGTGGCCACTTCGATGGCAGCGATAAAATGGACGCTTGCTCTATGGCCAAGCTGACACTTAGATGCTCAAACGGCATCCAGGAGACAACCGTATTTACTAACTTGTTCTTGTCCAGCACGGTGGCCTTCAAGCTTTCCAAGTTTGCTAAGTCCATCGGCGACATGCCAGCGGGAAGCACCACAGGCCAGAAGTTCCACGTTGACTGGAACAACATCATCGGCAAGAGCGGCAAATGCAGGATTAAGACGCGCGTCTACAATGGCAAGGACTACAACGATGTGGACGACTTCATTGTTCCAGATCCAGCAGCCGCACCAGCACCCGCGCCAGCTCCAATGCCACAGGCCGCACCCGCTGCATACTATGCTCAGCCACAAACACAGGCACAGCCAGTGTACGCACAGCCACAGCAAGCCACAATTCCTGCCCAGAGCGTTGTACAACCTCAGCAGGTAGCGCCACAGCCTAGCCAGTATCAGGGACTGTAATTATGGAGCTGAGACCCTATCAGGTCGAGGCGGTTGAGTCAGTATTCAGAGAGTGGGAGCAAGGTCGAAAGCGCACGTTGCTGGTTCAAGCAACCGGAACGGGTAAGACCATATGCTTCGCCGAGGTCGTCCGTCGTGTGGCATCACGCGGCGGGCGCTCCCTTATCCTGGCGCACCGCGGTGAGCTTCTAGAGCAAGCCGCGACAAAGATTGAGCAAACCGCCAATCTGAAATGTGCACTGGAGAAAGCGGAGAATACAAGTCTCAACTCCTGGACGTCGGTTACGGTTGGTTCGGTTCAAACGCTCATGCGCGAGAGCCGGCTGTCACAGTTTAAGCCAGATGCCTTCGACTGTATCGTGGTGGATGAAGCTCACCACACGCTGGCAGAAGGCTATACCCGCATCCTCGACCACTTTAATAACGCAAACGTTTTGGGTGTTACCGCAACCGCCGACAGAGCAGACCGCAAAGACCTCGGCGAGGTATACGACTCCATCGCTTACGAGTACGACATGGCGCACGCCATAAACGATGGTTATTTGTGTCCGATTGAAGCCGAGATGGTACCTCTACAGGTTGACCTGTCGAGCGTGTCAGTAACGCATGGCGACTATCAAGCCGGACAGCTTGGAGACGCGCTAGAGCCATATCTGGACGCCATTGCGGACGCTATGGTTACGCGCTGCCAAGACAGGCGCACGGTGGTGTTTTTGCCGCTTATTAGAACGGCCAAGAAGTTCACGGAGAAGCTTATAGAGCGCGGGCTCACAGCGTGCGAAGTGGATGGCCAAAGCGAAGACCGCGAGGAGATTCTCTCAGACTTCAACCGCGGAAAGTATCAAGTGCTCTGCAACTCCATGTTGCTCACGGAAGGCTGGGACTGTCCCGCGGTTGACTGTATCGTGTGCCTTCGTCCAACCAAGAGCCGAAGTCTTTATGTTCAGATGGTTGGCCGTGGCACTCGTCTCTCGCCTGAGACAGGCAAGGAGAAGCTTCTTCTGCTCGACTTTCTGTGGATGACCGGACGCCACAACCTGGTACGCCCGGCGGCGCTTTTCGCCACATCTGACGAAGTGGCCAAGCGTATAACTGAGATGACGCAAGAAGCTGGGTGCGCTATAGATCTTCTAGGCGCAGAACCAATCGCCGAGCAAGATGTTGCCCTGGAGCGTGAGCTTGCGGTGGCGGCAGAGCTTGAGCGTATGCGTAAGCGTAAGGCGCAGTTTGTGAACCCGCTGCAGTACGCGGTCAGTATTTGTGACTTAGATCTACAGACTTTCGAGCCATCGTTTGCGTGGGAAGAAAACCCCGCCACAGACGCGCAGTCCAAGCAGTTGGAGAAGCTTGGTATTGACCCGGCTGGCATGACGCAGGGATATGCGGAGCTGGTGCTGAAGAAAGCACACGAGCGTATCGATGCACATCTGGCCACGCCTAAGCAGGTACGCATGTTGGAGCGCAAAGGCTTCCAGCACCCGGGGCTCTGGACGTTTGAGCAAGCCAGCCACATGATGAGCCGCTTAGCCATGAACCGCTGGATGGTGCCACGCGATATCAATCCTGCAACATATGATCCGAATAACTGAAAGGAACAACAATGCTAACTAAAGAAGAACGTGCAGCAATCGCAGAGAGGTTGAAGAATGTTGATGAGTTAAATGACATGACATTTTACAAAGCGATAACAGGTAGACATAGACCTGATAAAACATCGTATACTTTCGATTTAGCTACAATGTCTCGCATCATTTTCGACCTTTGCGACACCTCAAACATGGTTGAACTACCTCGTGATAAAGACGGTGAAGTTATCCGAGTAGGTGATACGGTATATATCGGCGACGGTATAAAGTATGAAGTCACTGGATACATGATGCGCGGTAATAGCACAGAGGTTATTTTGGCAGCTGGCGCAGAACCCGTGTATACAAAAGAACCTGCGAACAACATCACCCACAAAAAGCCAGTAACAATCGCGTCAATTAACGAACAGCTTAGACATGTTTTAGATAAAGGTCATATGTCGTCTTGGTCAATGGCTAAACTTTTTGACATCGCTGACCAGCTTGAGAGCCTAAGTGATAAAGATGAGTAGCGTTACACCTAGAGAGCGCCGTGAGGTGGCAAAGAGCCTGCGTTATCTCGCTGATTTGCCTGGTGGCCCATTGGAGAACGATGAGCAATTCATAGAAGTATTGAAGTATTGGATTTTCGCAGACTTTAAGCGTTACAGTTACGATGAAACGCTCACTCGTCTAGCCGACCTTATAGACCCGACATGTTATCAAGTGATAGAGGATGAAACACAAGTTTGCAGCATATGTTCGGGAGATCTAGACGAGGGATATGGATGGGACTTCTGCCCTCATTGTGGGTCTAGGGTGGTGCGTTATGAAGCCTAACAACTATCGCATTCCTATTGTAACGGTTGAACGCAAACCAACAGCTGATGAACTGTACTTGAAAGCTCTAGAGATACGAGCTGATTACATCATCAGAGCAGCCCAAGTAGGAACATTAAAAATAGATGATGGCCCTATTGTTGAAGAGATGAAAAAAGCCATATATCACTACAGAAAGCTTGCATGGAAGGAGGAGCGATGACAATTAACCTTGGTATTCCGCAGATTATTTGGCTTTTTCTCGCGGTTATTGGACTGATTGTCGAGACTATCAACCACGACAAGCCACGCGAGCCACATAATGCCTACACCTTCGCAATTAGTGCGGTTATTTCTTTTCTGCTGCTCTATTGGGGCGGCTTCTTCGGATAAATACCTATTTATTTTTAATTCCTCTTTTTTCACAACTAAAGAAAGGCTTTAACCATGAAGAAGATTCTTCAGTGGCTGGCTGTTTGTGTATTCGCGGTGCTGGTATGTGTGCCAGCACTTGCACAAGCGCAAACCGTACCAACCACAATAACCAGTTTCAAAGTCACGGACAAAAACAAGCAAGACTTAACCTCAGCCTACACCAACCAAGACATCTACCTAACAGCGTCTTGGCAAGCACAAGGCGAAGTCCACGAGGGCGATACGTTTTCGCTTGCTATTCCTGACATCCTTGACTTTCCCGCAACGAACGCAGCAAGTTTTAACATTTACGCACCAGACGGTAACGTCATGGCAACCGCGCAAGTGACGCCAGGACGCGTCACGGTCACATACACGTCATGGGTTGAAGGCAAAGACCACGTACAGGGTACGCTATGGCTTGCTGCACACGTCAAAGCAGACGCAGCGGCAGGCACAACCACGCTAAGGCTCATTGATGAAGCAACGGGACAGGTTGTTGAAACTAGCTTCGAGACAAAGCACTACGGCATCATTCAGCACGAGGTCATCGCAAAATGGGGCGTCAAAACCGACCACGGAACGGTTGAGTGGTCAGTCCGTCTGAACCATGCAGCGGACAATCTCACTAACGTTGTACTAGAGGACACAGCACAAGAAGGCACACGCATTATTCCTGGCTCATTCCGCTTGTATCGCGTTCATATGGACGCATACAGCAACATTGACCCCGCAAGCTGGGTGCGCATGGACGTTCCCGAGCCAACTATTAGCGGCAGCGGGTTCACGTGGGACTTGAGCAGCGTTGACTTCCAAGGCAACCAGTACTTTATGTACTACGAGACAGAAGGCACAGAGACAACCTCAAACTCTATCCAGCTAAAGAGCCGCGAAACCACGCAAGGCTCACACTATCAGTACGTAAGCCAAGACAGTGGTGGTAATGGTAACGGTGACAACCGCCCACATCCAACTGAGCCGGAGACTCCACCAACCCCAGAGCCAGCACCCGCTCCAGAGCCTAATCCAGGACCACAGCCACAGCCAACGCCACAGGATAGCGACCCCGAGCCTAAGCCCGAGCCACAGCCACAGCCAGCAAAGCCAGTGAAGAAGGCTAAGAAGAAGGCTGCACTACCTGCAACTGGTGATACCCAAAACGTTGCAGTTGTTGCTGGTATTGGAGTTATCGCAATTATTGTCGCGATGGTAGCAAGCATGCCACTAAGGAGAGACTAATGGATCTTGAAGAAATCGGAATGTCTGCGTTTAGCGTTGAACTTTTGAAGTCTCTTGCTGAAGACGCATACGAAAAAGGACGCAGTGAAGGCTTCGACAAAGGATTTACTGCCGCACTTTATTCCATCGTATTTGCGGCTAAGAAGAAAAGCGTAGAAGAAGCAATAAAGGCCGCAGAAAGCTTCCTCAACGGACCATTTGCTGACAAAGACGCAAAGGCAAAATGCGACGAGCTCGCAGAGATGGGTTTAGATAGCTAGCTTAGGAGGGAAGAACTGAAATGAACCTCGATGAATACACAGACAAGCTCGCGGAGCTTGCTTCGGCAGATTTAACAAAAGATGATTTCTCTTTCTTGAAAGACAGAAACATGTACCTGTCTGGACCAATTACAGGCGTGAAGGGTTACAAATACCCATTCGTCTTCATGGAGAAAGTTCTGCATAAGGTAAGCGATGGCATGGTGTTCAACCCAGCCACAGAAATACCTTCAGACAGCTCATATGAAGCCGCCATGGCCAAATGCCTACAAGCTCTATCGCTTAGGGTCAGAGATAGCGAAGACGAACCATATTATCCGATGTATGAGGTAATGATTCTTCTCCCTGGATGGACGAAGAGCAAAGGCGCGCAGATTGAAAACCGCGTGGCAGAGGCGTGTGGTATTGAGGTCATCGATATGTCATCGAACAAGGCATTTACAAAGGTTATGCCTTTTTATCGTGCGCTTATAAGCGTGGTGGAAAATTATGGGAAATAAAGACGACCACAAAGACCTCCTGGAAGCGCTTAATTGGATAGATCCTTCAGAGCTTGATTACCAACAGTGGGTGGACTGTGGCATGGCGCTCCATGAGTCTGGCTTTTCATGGCAGGACTGGGACGCGTGGAGTCGCATGGACATCTACCGCTACCACGAGGGTGAGTGTGAGCGTAAGTGGAAGAGTTTCGGTCGCTCACCGTCACGCGTTAAAAGCGGAACCATTATCGCGTTCGCGCGCGCTCGTGGATGGTCGCCAGGTGTGAAGAGCTACGCCATTGGATGGGACGATGAAATCATCGACCCGGGCGACGTTTTCGGCATTACGCCAGACTGGGCGGACGAGGTTGACGTTGATGTTATGGACGGAGACTGGGACCAGGCTAAGGACTTGACGGACTACTTGGCGGCGGTATTTGAGGATTCCGATAACGTGTGCTACGTCAATGAGGTCTATGAAAAAGACGGCAAATACATGCCAAAGCGTGGACACTGGGACAGAAACGCAGGAGAGCTTCGAGAGGAGCTCTCCAAATGCGGCGGAGACTTGGGCAAGGTACTGGGCGATTGGAACCCAGAAGCCGGCGCATGGATCTGCTTTAACCCGGTAGACGGAAAGGGACGCTCCAACCAAAACATTACAGAGTTTAGATACGCACTTGTTGAGTCTGACACACTGGAAGTAGAAAAGCAGCTTGGCATGATCCAGGCGATGAAGCTTCCATGCGTGGCCGTGGTATCAAGCGGCAACAAAAGCGTTCACGCTATCGTCCACATTGACGCAGGAAGCGATGAAAATCTGTACAGAAAGCGCGTAGAGAAGCTGTACCAGTTCTGCGCGCGTCGTAAATTCTCGCCGGACATGGCCAATAAGAACCCAAGCCGTCTCTCACGTATGCCAGGCATCACCCGCGGCCAGAATCGTCAGAGACTTCTAAAGCTCAACATTGGCTGCAAGGACTGGGACGAATGGGAGAAGTGGGCGGATGAGTCGGAGGATGACCTTCCAGACGAAGCCGACTGTTCAGACTGGGACGAGCCGGTGGAGTTGAACGCTCCGCTTATTGGTGTTGAGGGCGCAGGACTTCTGCGCCAGGGTCAGAAGATGATTCTCACAGGCGACTCCAAGATGGGTAAATCCTACGCGCTCATTGACTTAGCGGAAGCGGTCTGCACGGGTAGCACGTGGCTGGGTATGCCATGTATCAAAGGACGCGTTTTATACGTAAATCTAGAAATCGAAGCGAATGAGTTCAGACAGCGTCTCCATACGGTTTGGGACGCTCGCCACGGTGATAAGCAGCCTGGCGCACTCGATGATTTAAAGACCAATTTTTATGCATGGAATTTGCGCGGTAAGGCTCGCCTTATGAAGGACTTAACGCCCATTTTGATTCGCCGTGTTTTGGCGCATGGTGAGAAGGGTTTTTTCACCATGGTCATCGTTGACCCGGTCTATAAGGTCAACGGCGGAGACGATAACGATTCACGCATGGTTGCAGAGTTCACGAACGCCATCGACCGCATCACCGAGGAGTGCGGATGCGCTGTTGTTTATGCGCACCACCATCCAAAGGGTACTGCCGGCCAGAAGAAGGCAATGGACCGCATGAGCGGTTCTGGCGTTTATGCACGTGACGCGGACTCAATGTGTGACTTCACACCGCTGGAGATTCCGGAGGAGTTTCGCCGTACACGCTTGAACGATTGTCCGGCCTACCGTGTATCCATGACCACGAGGAGCTTTCCGACACCGCCAGAGCGCGACGTTATCTTCAACTGGCCGAGGTTCTACGATGACCCAACAGGCATGCTCGCCAAGTTTGAGACGGAAGGCGCTGACCCGTTTGCCAAGGGACGCGAGAGCAAGCTGGCGAAGAACCATCGCATCCAGAAGGAAGCGGCGGAGCTTATGCAGGACGCTTACGACACGGCAGTGGCGGATGGTTGCGCGGATAAGAACGGATACGTCACCCAAGAGGATCTGCTCGAACGAATTGGCACGCGCATAGACCCGGAGGGGTACGAAGTGAAGCCAAACATCCGGAGCATTCAGAGGTGGGCGGACAGCGATTGGTGCGCCATCGAAAAGCGCAAAGTTGAGGTTGAGGGCTCACGAGGTCGCACTCGCATGATGACGATGTACATCGACGCAGTTAAAGAAGCAGAAAGCGGCTTTTTGAATGACCCAAATGAGTAGTTGCCACCAAAAACGGCGCACCGCTTATATAGGTATATAAGCCGATTTTGGTGGTAATGGTGATTTTTTCGTATTCAATCCTTGGACAATACGCCCCTAGCACAGGGGTTTGGCGCCAAGGGCGCGCGCCAAACGCCCCTTGTACGCTGAGGCTAGTGCTAGGGTGCGTTTGCCGCAAGCTCTTGAACATTTCCGCGCGCGCCCGCGTAATTGGCGCGGTTCATTTTTTTGAGATTCACGATTCACGATGAGGAGATTGATTGATGTGGTTGACCCAAGAAGAAGCGCGGGCGGCCGTACAAGCCACGCAGAGCCCGCAGAAAGCGCGAAAAGGCGTGTGTCGGCATTCTTGCCCATGAAGCCGCCGAGCGTGACGCATAACGCCCTTCTGGCGTACATCGTTGGCGGTGGTAAAGGAATGCACGCCGCCATCAGGAAGTCGGACGAACTGAAGACCGCGGAAGATCTGATTTGTGTGTGGTTGAAGTCGGTCACGAAGGTGTCGGAGAATTTCCAGCCGCTCACGGGACCTCTGCGCTGTGTGGTGAAGTGGTGCTTCCCTGCGAGCGAGAAGCATCCCGATGGCAGCCCCATGACGGAGAAGCCGGACATGTCGAACATGCTGAAGACGTTTGAAGACTGTCTGACCAGGTGTGGGATAATTGAAGACGACCGCTTTATCTGCAGCGAGAGTCTCAGCAAAGGCTACGCTGAGACCATGGGCATCTATTTCTCGGTCGAGGAATTATAGGAAAAGGCGAGGTAGTGGCATGACTGGGCTGGAATGGTGGGAGAGTGTTAGGCAGGCCGCGAAAGACATCACAAGCGCGCGCAACAGGCTGAACGCCGTTAGAGAACCCCTAAAGGCTTCCAGCGGCGCGGGAGCGAAGAATTCGACTTCTGACCCGACGGCACGCGTAAGTATAGCGGAGATTGGCGCACAGGAGTTTCTAGAGGGTTTATTAGACGAATTGGAGAGCGTCATTCTTGACGGTTACGCCGCGTGCAACACAATCGGCGAAGCGCTCGGCCAAGACGCGGCCCTCGTGATGCAGCTGTACTTTGTCGAAGGTTACACGTGGGCGGAGACGGCCAAGAGGGCGCACGTTTCCATGCGTCAAGCGTTCAAGCTGCGTGAACGTTCTTTGGAGTTTACAAACGCGGTGGGTATTGCTAAGCTGTGTATAAAGCAAGAAGAATATTCATAAATCATGCATAATATTACAGTTATATTCATATTAAAACGTGCTATCTTGATACCGTAGGAATGTACGAAAGTTAACAAAGCGACTCGGGCGCTCTCAGAAATGAGGGCGCTTTTTTGTTAGCTCAATATTCATTTTTATGCATAAGTGGAGGAGTTTATTCACGAATGGCAAATAATCCGAATGCGGCGAAGAACTTAAAGCCTAACAGCAAGCGCACCAAGGCTGAACTGAGCGAGATAGGCAAGAAGGGCGCCGCAAAGTCTAACGCGGTTCAGAAGCGCAGGCGCGAGATTCGCGAGACGCTTCTAGATCTCTTGGCCATGCCAATGAAGCCGGGCAAGTTGTCCCAGGCGTCTACCATCGCCGGTCTCACGGGTAAGAACGTGACCGCCAGCGAAGCTATGGCGCTTGCCATGCTCGCCCAGGCACTTGAAGGAGACGTGCGCGCGGCTGAGTTCGTTCGCGATTCTTCCGGACAGAAACCCGTGCAGCAAATGGAAGTGTCCGCCAACGCCAAGGAAGCCAGTGCCGCGTTTAAGAGCTTGCTCGACGAGGTAGAGAGCGATGGAGACAAATAGAGCACTCGCGACGCTTATGACCAAACACCCTGTGCGCTTGGCTCATGAGCTTGGTTATGACCTTCTACGCGAAGGACTTCACGACAGATGGATCCATGAGATGGTGTTTGGCCATGGCGACATGACGCTTCAGTCTCACCGTGGTTCATACAAGACGACCTGCGTCGAGGTGGCTCTGTGGTTAATATTGCTCACACGCCCGGACTTGACGGTGGGCTTTCAGCGCAAAGGTGAGAATGACGTCGCGGAAGTACTCGCGGCAGTCAAACGCATGGTCGAGCACCCACTCACCCAGGAGATTGCACAGAGCATCTACAGCCAGCCACTGAAACTGACCACGGCAAGCTCTACGGCAATCTCGACAAGTCTCGCGTGCAACGTCTCTGGCTCACCGCAATTGACGGGCATCGGCATTGGCGGTTCGCTCACCGGTAAGCACTGGGACATCATCTTCACGGACGATATCGTCACACTGCGTGACCGCGTGAGCCGCGCTGAGCGTGAGCGCACAAAACAGATTTACCGCGAGCTTCAAAACGTCAAGAACCGCGGCGGACGCATCATCAACACGGGAACACCGTGGCACAAAGACGACGCGTTCACCATCATGCCGCCCGCCGAGAAGTGGCCGTGGGATACCACGGGGCTTGTGAGTGTGGACGCTGCCACAGAACTGAAGGCGTCGATGACGCACTCACTCTTTGCGGCTAACTATGAACTGCGACATGTGGCAGAGGAGGGCGTGGTCTTCGAGGGCGACTGTAAGACCTTCAAAGACGAGAGCCTTCTCTATGACGGCATTATGCATGTGGATGCGGCCTATGGCGGTTTAGACGGTACGGCAATCACGTGTATCAAGTGGGTGGGCGATGAAGCATTCGTCCACGGCGAATTGTACCGCGAGACGCACGTCGATAAGTGTATGGCGCGCATCTTAGAGCTACACCGTGAGCTGAGACTTGGCACGGTGTACATGGAGAAGAACGCGGACAAAGGTTACGTGGCCGACAAGCTCGACGGGTACGGACTACCCGTCCACACGTACTCAGAGACCGCCAACAAGTTCATCAAGATTGCGACGTATGGCCGCGGCACTTGGTCCAAGCTGTCCAGGCTTGAAAGTGTCCGCGAAGCCAGCGTCGATTACTGGAACGAAGTCATGGACTTCACCGAGGGAGCGGAGCACGATGACGCTCCTGACTCTCTCTCGTGCGCTATTCGTCTACATGACAACGCGCCAACCATTCGACTATTTAGAGGAGGCATTTAGTGGGTGCTGACGTTAAGGGAGCAAACGCTTCCACGTTTGAGCCAAGGGGAGGCTACCGCCTACCGAAGGACACACAGATGACCGCGGAGCTTCTTGGCAAGCTTTTGGTGGACTATCGCTCGAAGCAGGTTAACCGCTTGTCTAATCTTCGCAAGGCATACGAGGGCGACCACGACATTCTGCACCAGAAAGAAAAAGCAGAATACAAGCCAGACAACAGGCTCGTGGCCAACTTCGCTAAGCAGATCGTGGACTCAATGGTCGGCTACTTCTTGGGCGTTCCCATTCGCACCACCGCCGACGATGAAGCGTTTGCGGAGTATCTGGACGTATGGAGCGCGGTCAATGACTCCGACGACCTAGACGCTGAGCTTTCCAAGCTGGCGGACATCTATGGTGCAGGCTACGAGCTCATGTGGCGCGACGAGGAAGCCTTCGCGCGTTCTTGCTCCGTGACACCGCTGAACTGCTTTGTTGTTCGCGATGACACCGTAGAGAATGACATTATCTACGCGGTTCGTTTCTGGCTCGACGATAACCTTTTCGACGATAAGAAGGACACGCTCCGCGGAACGCTCTACGATTCAATGTTCGAGACTCCGTTTGTGATGGACGGCTCGAAGGTCATCTTCGGTGAGCCTGTCATCCACGGGTTCGATGATGTTCCGGTGGTTGAGTATGTAGACAATGAGGAGCGCCTTGGTTTGTTCGAGGGCGTTATGTCGCTCATTAACGCGTACAACAAGGCTATCTCCGAGAAGGCTAACGATGTCGAGTACTACGCCGATGCATACCTGAAGATTATCGGCGCGCGCTTGGACGAGAAGACACTGCAGAGTCTGAGGGATTCGCGTATCATCAACCTGGACTCGAGAGACTCGGCAAACGTCACCGTTGAGTTTCTGTCTAAGCCTGATGCGGACGGCACACAGGAAAATTTCATTGATCGTGTGGAGCGCCTTATCTTCGTTCTGTCGATGGTGTCAGACCTCTCCAGCGAGAAGTTCGATACCAGCTCCGGCATTGCTATCAAGTACCGCCTGCAGGCCATGAGCGATATCGCTGTAGTAAAGCAGAGGAAGTTCCGCCGCTCACTCTCTAGGCGCTGGAAGCTTCTGTGTAACTACGCAGGAAACACACGCCTGGACGCTAAAGCATGGACTACCGTCCGCGCCACCTTCACGCGCAACCTGCCATCGAACCTGCTCGAAGAGTCTCAGATTGCGGGCAATCTTTCCGGTATTACGTCCGAGGAGACGCAGCTGTCCGTTTTGTCGTGCGTTGATTCGCCACAGGCTGAGATGCAGCGCATTGCTGATGAACGCGCCGAGCAAGCCGCGCAGATGGTTCCAGACCGTACAGACGAAAACAATAAGTAAGGAGCAACATGGACTCGTATTGGCATAGCCGCCAAACACTCGCTGACGCAGCGATGGAGAAAGATGAACGCGCCCTGTCGATACGCGTCCGTAACGCCTATGAGAGCGAGCTTCGCCGCCTGAACCGCGAGATTGCGGAGTACTATCAGCGCTATGGCGAGAATGGTGTTCTGGAGTATCGCCGTCTCATGGAGACGATGGACCCTAAAGACCGCGAGCTTCTTATTCGTGACTGTGATGAGTTTTTGCGCCAGCACCCAGATATGCAGTCTATTGTGGATGTGCGTAAGAGCATCTACCAACTGAATAGGCTCGAAGGCTTACAGGCGTCCGCGCGCCTGCATCTCTACCAAGCAACGGGCAATGTGGTTCAGCGCATAGACAACCATATCGTGCGCCAGTCTCTGCGCGGTGCGAACACAGCGGCTGAAGCCATGGGATTTGGTCGAGCGTTCTACAACATGGACTCTGACGCGGTTCGCCGTTTTGTCGATACCGTATGGACGGGTAACACGTCATACTCTCAGCGTATCTGGGACAACACGGAGACCCTCGCGTCTTACGTGGCGCAGGACATGTCAAAGGCACTCGCGCGCGGTGATTCATACCAGCGAATCGCGAAGGCTCTCGAGAAGCGCTTTGTGGACGTTCCGCAGTCATCGCTTATGCGCCTGGTCTACACCGAGGGAACATACGTCTCACGCATGGCGCAGGTTGAAGAGTTGAAGCGTGAAGGCTTTGACTCCTACACCATCGAGGTGGTGCATGACGAGCGCGCCTGTGAAGAGTGCGAAGGCGTGAATGGATCTACGTTCCGCTTCGAGGATATGCAAGTGGGCGTGAACTTCCCACCACTCCATCCATACTGCAGGTGCCAGATTGCGCCGGCTGTGGATGATTGGGACGCATGGCAAGCAAAGCAGGAGGAGCTTGGCCAAAGGCAGGCGGAGAAAGCGGCAAAGAAGAAAGCAGGTTATAAAGTATCCGCTGGCCGTCGCTCTCGTATTTTTGGTGAACCAGAAGAGGCATCACTTATATTTGACGGTAAGGAGATATGGAGCGGCATCGGAACTGTAAACGATGTAGGCATGCCGCCAAAAGAAGATTTATTAAAACTTCTGTCTGATTTTGGTCAAACATCTCTACACAATGTTGATGCAGTTCATACTCACACGACACGTGTCGGCGGTACGTTTAGCCCTGAAGATATCAATGTTTTAGTTGAATATGAACTAAAGTCGAACACAGCAAGAGAAACGCAGGGAGAAAAAAGGCAATTTGTTCTTGAGCGTACTCATGAAGCAAATATTGAACTTGGGCGCAAATTCGTGGAAGATTATGACTCGTTTTCAAGAGCTAAATGGGAAGATGTTTCTTACGATTATTGGCTGGAACATTATCAAGCTCTTGATATACCGTTCTATGATGCAAACATAATTGAAGCCGAAAAGATACTTAAAGAAATTCAGCATGAATGGCTGATGGAAAACGCTCAACGATATGGGTATAATTACTATATAAAGTAATTGTAAGGAGAGGCTGAAATATGGATATCAGTTTAGATATCTTAAACAAGTATCGCACTCCCGGACGTCTTGACGCAGACTTAAATAAAATGTGCTGCGTTAGGCTGTACATAATGGCAGCCGAAGGAAAATATCCAATCGAGCACGTAAAGCAAATGGCCGGAAGTGCTCCAATGGAGGAGCACCTTTTTCCAGAAGATTATGAGAATTGGAAACGATTGACAGCTGAAGTTTAACCTTCACCAATCAACTAGCTTTCACGAGCCACCTCCGGGTGGCTTTTTTATTACCTCGCCAAGGAGGTGAGAATATGGCGCGAGTAGTGATCTATATGGCCGAGTGGTGCAGCATCTGCCGCGGGACTATCAAGCGTATAGTGCCGGCTTTATCTGAAGAAGATATCGAGTACGAGATTATCGACGTGGATAGCTCACCGAGGTCTAGAGACGCGAAGAGCATCACTCACCTTCCGACGGTGTGCGTTGTGGACGCAGGGGAGCGCGAGCTCATGCGTTGTCGTGGATGTCCCACCGACGAGGTACTAGAGAAAATTATTGAACTGTGTATTGAAAGCGACTAGACGGTCGCTTTTTTAATGCATCGACCAAGCTTTGATGTCGCTAAAAGCTAAGGAGAAAAGGCACGCCGACGCGCCTTGGAGCGCCGGGGATTAGGAGAAAAACAATGGGTGCAGAAACTAACGCAGCAACAACCACAGAGACCACAGAGGAGGCTAAGCAAGCTCAAGCTCCTGCAGTGGATGGCGAAGGCGCTAACAAGGACGCAACCACCACCACACAGACAGAGCCAAAGCAGGACGACAACAAGCAGCAGCCAAAGTACACGGATGCTGATGTTGACGAGATTGTCTCTAAGCGTCTCGCGAAGTGGGAAAAGCAGCAAGCCGCAAAGGTTGAGGAAGCTGCAAAGCTGGCCGAGATGAATGCTCAGCAAAAGGCAGAGTACGAACGCGACAAGGTCCAGAAGGAGCTTGACGAGTACAAGCGTCGCGACACAGTAAACGCGATGGTGGCTGAGTCTCGTCGTCAACTCTCTGAGCAAGGTATCACGGTCAGCGATGATATTCTCGCGCGTTTAGTGGGTGAGACTGCAGAGGAAACAAAGGCGTCCGTTGACGCTTTCTCAACGGCTTTCACGGCGGCCGTAGAAGATGCCGTGAAGAAACAGCTCGCGGGCAAAGCTCCTGCGGCGGGTGTGGCCACTAAGACGATGACCAAAGAAGAGATCTTGGCCATCAAGGACCCAATCGCTCGCCAGGCAGCCATCCGCGACAACATCGGATTGTTTGTTTAACACTAAGAAAGGTGGCACATTATGCCAGCAGAAACAGGACTTACCGTAAAGACCGACATCGCTCCTGAGATTTCTATTGATTACGTCAACCGATTCTCCCAGGGCATCCAGGAGCTTCAGAAGGCTCTCGGTATTACCAACCTTATCCCAGTACCACAGGGCGGCACCATCAAGACCTATAAGTTCGTGAAGGACGTCAAGAGTGGCGTCGTTGCCGAGGGTGACACCATTCCAGCGTCTAACATCAAGCGCCAGCTTGACCAGACCATCGAGCTTCCGCTCAACAAGTATCGCCGCGTAACCTCCGCCGAGGCTATTCAGCTTCGTGGACGCGACCGTGCAATCAACGAAGCAGACGCTCAGCTTATCGGCACCATCCAGAACGGCATCCGTAGCGATCTGATTGCAAGCGTCGCAACCACCACTGCTGCAGCAAAGAATGGCAAGACCCTTCAGGCAGCTATGGCCAACCTCTGGGCAACTCTGACCGCTAAGTTCGAGGGCTATGACGGCTTTGACACTGACGCAGCCAATCCATTCGTCTTCTTCGTCAATCCTCTTGACGTTGCTGACTACCTTGGCACTGCAACCGTAACCACCCAGAACGCTGGAGGTATTACTTACCTCAAGGACTTCCTTGGCCTGGGTACCGCAATCACCTCTTCCAAGGTTAGAGCAGGCTCCCTCTTCGGCACTGCAGCCATGAACCTGAACCTGGCATATGTCCCAGCAAACGGTTCTGACCTTGCTTCCACCTTCGGCCTGACCTCCGACGCTACTGGCTTCGTTGGTATCACCCACAATATCGACACCAAGACCGCAACCTGCGACACGCTTGTTATGTCTGGCGTCAAGATCTTCCCAGAGATTACCGACGGCGTTGTCAAGGCAGAGATTAAGGCTGTCTAATCCACAAGTAAGGAGGTGAGCGTATGAGCGTATTAGATCGTGTCAAGACACGACTCGAAGCGGTCGAGGATAAGCCGAGCGATAAGTGGCTGGAAGAGGTCACGCATACGCTCACGGACCGCATCTGTTTGCGCGTTGGCGTGTCCACGCTACCCACCACAGCCGAGTCTCTTGTGGTCGATGCGACCATCAAGGCGGTGAATCGCCGATTCGATGAAGGCATCACACAGGAAGCGGAGGGACAGGGCGGAACCTTGTCCCTTCAGTTTGTGGACGACCTACTCGCGGAATACGCCGCGGAGCTTTCCGCCTTGGCTGAGACTGCTAGGGCGGACACTACCGCCGCTCTGCAGTTCCCAAAGGTGAGGTTCGTATGAAGTGGCGGATGTGCGAGCTGATTGAGCTCGCGGATACCGACGCGCGCGACAAACTAGGCAATCGCGTGCTCTCGCGCCGGGTGCTTACAACCACCCGGGCGAGGATATGTCCCGCGTCCCTTGTTGAGACGGCAAACGAAGGCAACGACTACGCGGCGTGTGACTTAACGCTTATCACGACAGTCCCTACCGAGCTTGCCCTTCGCGCGTCTCTTGTACGCTTTCCCGTGATTGATGCAGGAGACGTCTTCGAGGTTATCCATGTAAGTGACTTCGGACGCCGTCGCGTTTTATCGCTGAAGAAGCTAAAGGGTGATGCGTATGCCTAGTGTTCGCCTGGAGTTTGACGATGGCGGACTTGGCGACGCACTGAAGGAGCTTGCAAACATCAAGCCTGAAATTGTTATGAAGCGCACCGTGAATGAGATAGCCGAAGACCTACGCGCAACCACACCGAGAGACACGGGCGAGTTGATTGGATCTATTCGCCAAAGCGTCAAAGGCGGCGAAGGAGAGATTGGCTATACAGGCGAATACGCTCCGCATGTTGAGTACGGCCACCGTCAAAACGTTGGCCAGTACGTTCCGAAGATTGGGAAGCGCTTAAAGGCTCCCTTTGTGGAAGGCCAGCACTTCTTTGCTACGGAGATAAAGGCGGCACGCGCTGTTCTGAAGAAGCGGTGCGGTGAGTATCTAAGGAGTAAAGGCTTATGAGGCAAGCACTAAGGCGACTCCCGCTTGACGACTTTGTCGCGGCGGTTGTGGCACGTGTCAAAGAAGGCACGGGCGTTAAATGTGTGACCGACGCGAATAAAGAACCCTCTCCTCTTTATTCCGTCGGCGCACTCTCAGTTCGTCCGGACAAAACTAAAACAATGTGGCTGGATGTCTACACCATTGAGCTTCACGCAATCTCTAAGCCGTCTAAGACGCGCGAGGAGATATTCAAGATGGTGACGGCTCTAGAAGAAGCCATGAGCCAGCCAATTAGTTTGGCTTGTCCGTTCCAGGTCATCCGTCAAACGGATAACGGTCTAAACACAATCAAGCGAGACGAAACAGGAGAATGGCACGCGGTTGTGCCGTTCGAAGTGGTCGTCTCCTATGGTCTGATTATTAAGTAGAAAGGGGCATTACTATGCCAGAGACAACCGCATTCGATAGTGGTGCATATTGTGACGTTTCCGCTGGCGGTGTTAACGCTGTCAATGGTGCCGAAGTTCTTCTCGGCGTATTCAGTGCTGACGGTTCTAAGCTTCTCGCAATCGCTGGCGAGAAGTCTCACAAGGTATCGCTTTCCGCTGATACTACAAGCGTCTCCACGAAGTCTTCCCGCGGTGCTTGGAAGGTTAACCGCGCATCTACCCGTTCTTTCGAGGTTTCCGTTGATACGGTGGCCGTCAAGGACGCAGAGAGCGATAAACTGTTCCGCCAGGCACTAGCCGACGGCACTATTCTGTGCGTTAAGGAGTTCCTGGACAATACAGACTTCACGCCAATCGGCGGCGGCGCAGTCATCGTTACTAAGTACGAGGCAGACTCGCCAACTGATGACGTCCGCACCGCGTCTGTGTCTCTCACAGGCACAGGCAAGTGGACGTGGTTTGACATTGACGCAGCCGCCAAGGCTAAGGCAATCACCAAGCCAACAGGGCGATAAGCGTCCACAACACAACACACGGGGTAGCTTCGGCTGCCCCTTTTTTATTAGTTAAGGAGTAAGAAATGGCAGATTTTACCTTCGAGGTTGACGGTACTACATACGAGCTTCTCTACGCGGAGAAGCGTGTTGAGATGGCCGAGAGTGCGATTGGTAACAAAAGCATTATTTCAGTGTTCACCGCTCAGCCAACTCTACGCGAGACTAAGACCCTCTTCGCGTATGGCATCCGTGAGAGTGGTCAGAGTGCATGGGTTAACCCAACACAGGCCATCGAGCTTGCTGGAAAGTACCTGCAGGAGCACGGTTACGCCCAGACGCTTGAAGCCGTAAGCGACTCACTTATGAAGGACTGCGGTTTTTTATTCCGATAGATCTCGCGAGCCCGCGCTGGGTCAGACCATCCACAACCACACAACAAGCCAACCAACCACAAGAGGCACCACAGAAGCCTCTAACAGGCTATGAGCGTGACAAATTGTGGGCGTGGGCGGCTGTTCGCTTTGGGTGGACGCCTGACGAGTTTGACAGGCTCACAGCGGCTCAGATTGTTCTTCTTCAAGTGGCTGAACATGACCGCGTCGCGTATGACCAGATGCTTCTTAACGAAGCAATAGCCACCGCACTCGCCAACGGCTACAAGAAGAAGGGCGAAGAGCCTGAGCTTCTGTGGGTTGAAGCAAACAAGCCGGACAGAAAGACCATGAGCGCAAAAGAAGCGCGCGACAAAATGGCCGCGCTTGAGAAGGCTCTATCGAATCAACAGAAATAAACATGAGAGGAGGTATATATGGCAAGTGACTATACACTCTCCGCTAAATTAACCGTTAATGCCGATGGCTTCATTGATGGCGTAAATAAGGCGCAGTCTTCGCTCAGTCAGATTCAGAACAAAGCGCAGGAAGTATCGCGCTCTATGGATCATAGCATGGGCGATGCGTCTGGCAACGTACAGTCATCGTTTGCCGAGCTTAGGTCCCGCGCTCAGAACATCTTCAATGGCATCGCGACAAGCGCGAGAAACGGACTGACTAACGCCTGGAACGCCGTGCGCACCAACACACAGCAAATCACGAGCTCGCTGATTGGCGTAGGCCAGGCGGGAATTGCCGCGGTTGCTGGTATGGCCATTCAGGGCGGCATCGACCGCGCGCTGAACATTGACAATGCGCGAAAGAAGCTCGCCGGCTTTGGCCATGACGCCCAGGACATCGAGTCTATTATGGACTCGGCTACTCAGTCAGTACGCGGTACGGCGTTCGGTCTGGGCGATGCTGCAACGGCCGCAGCAACGCTTTCTGCAGCTGGCATTAAGTCCGGCGAGGAGATGACCAACACGCTGAAGTCTGTCGCGAATGTTGCGGCGGCGTCTGGTCGAGCGTTTAATGACATCGGCGTCATCTTCAGCTCCGTCGCATCGCGCGGCAAGCTGATGGGCGACGACATGCTACAGCTTTCAAGCTCTGGCGTGCCGGTTCTGCAGCTTTTGGGCGAGTACCTTGGCAAGACGTCCACGGAAGTCTCCGAGATGGTTTCCAAGGGCCAGATTGACTTCCATACATTCTCGGAAGCCATGCGCATCGGTCTAGGCGAAGCGGCTCTGTCGTCTGGTAACACACTGGCTGGCTCATTCGCTAATGTTCGCGCCGCTCTGTCGCGTCTGACCGCTCCAATCTTCACACAAGCTATTCAAGCGTTGGTCGATGTGTTCAAGCAAGCTGCACCGGCTATTGACGCTATGAGTAAGCAACTCGGTAATATTCCTACGTTTGTGGCACCTATCGCCGCGGCGTTTAGTGCTATGGCTCTCAGCGGCCTTGCTCCAGTTATCGCCAATATTCCAGTGCTTGGTAGTATGCTCGGCCCTCTGTCTGGCTTGCTTGGCGCGTTGGGTGGACCCGTTGGAATCGCCATCGCTGCGTTTGCTGGTCTAGTGGCGGTATCTCCACCACTACAAGATGCGCTCGGCAATCTTATGGGCGCGCTCGGTGAGCTTGGCAACGCGCTAGGTCCAATCTTCGGCGCTGCAATAGATGCTATCGTTCCAGTGCTGAACTCAATCGTTGAGGTGCTCGGCGGAGCGTTTGCGGTTGTCGTCAATGGTGCAGCTGATTTAATCAAGATGCTCGCGGACGCAATCACAGACCTGTCTACTGGCGGGGGATTTGACGCGTGGCTTCAGTCTATGCAGCCAGTGGCCGACTTTGTCATGAGTATCCTGCAGCCTGCACTTGACGGACTAAGCGCGGGCGCGGGTCTTATCGTTGAAGCGTTTAGCGGGTTCGGTGAAGCTGTCGGCGGAGCGTTTGAGACTCTATCGCCATACATTGAAACAGCACGAGACGCCATTTCCCAGTTTGCTGCAGCGGCTCAGCCACTTGTTGACACAGTACTGCAGAACTTGGGCGTAGCGCTTACCACAGTGGCCACAATCGTGTCCGTGGTATTTGGCGCGGCGTTTGAGGTTGTCGGCGGTATCGTCATGACGGTTATGGGAACAATCTCCGGAATCATTCAGACCACGGTCGGCGTGATTCAGACGGTCATCGGCGTGTTTGTTGGCATCTTCACAGGCAACTGGCAGATGGCTGCAAATGGCGCGCAGACAGTGTTCCAGGGCATGAGTACAACCGTCACGAGTATCGTGAACGGTCTCTCGTCTGCTCTGTCCGGCATTGTCAACGGAATCTCTGGAACGTTCCAGGCAGTGTTTAACGGTATCTCGAGCACGGTGGGCAACGTCTTCCACGGTATCGCGAGCACGATTGGCAACGTCATGGGCGACGCTAAGAATACCGTCTCTGGAGCACTAGATGCCATTGCGGGATTCTTTAGAAATCTTAGAATTCCGCAGTTCCATATTCCTGTCCCAGAGCTGCATATCAGTGGTGGATTCTCGCTTGTTCCTCCGTCGGTGCCACATGTCAGTCTTTCTTGGCACGCAAAAGGCGCTATTTTCAGCGAGCCCTATGTTTTCCCAGGACCCGGTGGTCTGCATGGCATTGGCGAAGCGGGACCCGAAGCAGTCGCACCAATTAGCACGCTCACGGGCTACATCAGTGATGCCGTGAATAACTCTAAGAGTGACGACGAGCTGATTAGTGAGATTTCAGGACTGCGTGAAGATGTGCGCAATATGCGCGTTGTGATGGATGGCCAGACGGTCGGTACGATCGTCTCGCCGTATGTGGACTCGAACCTCGGAGAATATAAGGTGGTGGCAAACAGATGACGGAACTAACAGACACGTATGAAGTTGTGGTTGATGGAGTGCCGCTTTGCGCCACCTACCGCATGGCGGTCACGAACTACACAGACAAGCCACCAGCCACCAGAACGTCTACAGTGTCTATTCCTGGACGCGATGGCGTGCTGGACTTGTCTGAATGGTTGACAGGCGCGCCGGTGTTCGACAAGCGAACAATCACCATCACGCTCTCACCGCTCGACACGCACGACTGGGCAAGCGTCGAAGCAACGCTGACCGCTCTGCGTAACATGCTCCATGGTAGGCGCCTAGAGTTCACGCTGTCCTGGGACGAGGGTTACACGTACACAGGACGCTTTGAGGTCACCTCCCAGACGCTCTACGACGAGACGGCGGCCATCAAGCTAACAATCACTGCAGATCCATACAAGTCGCGCGGCGTCATGCACTACGAGCTCGACGGTGAGCTTGGCAAGACCTACATCATCGACGGCCCCGCGCATGCGGTGGTTCCGACCATCACATGCCACACACGCGCCCTGGTCAATATCAACGGGCGAACCGTTGACCTTCAGCCGGGTGTGTGGATAAACCGTGACCTGGAGTTGCACAACGGAAAGAACCGCGTAACCGTGAACACTACTCCAGACTACGGAACGGCGATATGGCGCGATTATGCGGGGCTTACGTGGGAGCAGCTTGACGGCACAAGCCTGGCATACGTCGGACGCGCTGGAAAGAACAGGCTTAAAGGTCTGAAGTGGTCCAGCCTTGCCGGTAAGAAGTGGCAGGATATGCGCGGAACGTGGCGCGAGCATGCATACGTCGATGACGCGGAGACGCACAACAACACAACAGTTACGCTCGACTTCGATTGGAAGGACATTTAATGAGCACAAAGACTCCAAGGCTGGGTCTCACGAAGCCTGACGTCACAGACGAGACTGTTCAGACTATTAAGGACCTCGCCAAGAACTTTGACCTCCTGGACGCTATGTTTCCAGTGGGTGCAATTTATCAAAGCACCAAGCCAACTGACCCATCAACGTTTCTGGGCGGTACATGGCAGGCTTTGAACGGTGTATTTCTATTAGCACAGTCACAGAAGTTCCCAGCCGGCTCAACAGGCGGCGAGGATACTCACACGCTAACCATCAACGAAATGCCAAGCCATAGCCATGACACCTCCATGCACTATGGCACCGATAACGGCGGCGGCACCCAGTGGACTGCGCGCTCGGCTGATACGTACACCAATTACCGTTTCCAGGTTGACGCAGTCGGCGGCGGTCAGCCACATAACAACATGCCACCATATCGCGCAGTCTATATGTGGGAGAGGGTGGCTTAAATGTATGTGCTGACTTATGCGGGAAACGTCATTCATGATCCGCGTGAGGAAGGCGTGCAAATCTCAACCGGTAAGCTTGTAGAAGAGTCGGGGCAATCTCCGACTCTTTCTTTTACCGTGCAGCCAACACACCCACTCTGGCGCGCGTTCAACCGTGAATCGGTCATGAACACCGAGCGCGAGATTGAGCTCACGGAGCACGAGACACAGAAGATTCTCTTCCGTGGTCGTATTCGCAAGGTGTCGATGTCAATGAATGGATCCATTGACGTCACATGTGAGGGCGCTATGGCGTACTTGAACGACACCACAGTTCGTCCATATAAAACGTATGACACCGACGAGATTGACTGCGAAATTAACGCCCCCGCTAAAGCTGGCGAGCTGTTCGAGTGGTTCATTGAGCAACACAATGCGCGCGTGTCTAACCGATGCGAGAAGTTCAAAGTAGGCATTAACGCCGGAGTGAACTTTGGCGCGCTTCAGCGTGGTACAGGAACACGCCCAACCACATTGAAGGAGATGCGCGAGAAGCTCACGAAGCTCTGCGGTGGTTATTTCCGTGTTCGCTATGTGGGCGAGGATAACTACCTCGATTGGTTGAACGCAGATGGTTCAAGCGAAGCTGCGCAGTCTGTGGAGCTTGGCCAGAACCTTCTTGATCTAAACACCGGCGCTGACGGTAAGGACATCTTCACTGCCATTGTTCCTGTAGGAAAGACCGGCGAAGGTGAAGACGAGAAGGACGTAACCATCGACGACGAACACGCCTACGTTGGCGGTGGCTATGACATCGTCGGAGATGCAGTTGTCGATACTGCAATGGCCGAGCGTTACGGCGTTATCGAAAAGCTGATGGAGTACGACCATCTGAACCAGCCACAAGCACTCGCGGACAAAGCAGTGGCTGACCTTGCAGCGGGTAAGCTCTCTGATTCCATCACGGTAAGCGCTACGGACTTACACTACGCGGATGCGACCATCCAGCAGATTGATTACTTGCAGCGCGTTCAGGTCACCAGCGAGCCACACGGCATTGATCGCATGATGCTTTGTGTTGGTCGAACGATTAACCTCGTGGACCCAAAGGCCACACGATACAGCTTCGGCGCCATCGAAGGCACGCTGACCAAGAGCGGAACAACGTCCCAGGAACGTACGCAGGAAGCCACAGAGAAGCGTCTGACCGCCCTCGCATCGACCACACGCAAAACGGTAGAAGACACTCACAAGACGACCGTAGCAGTTGCGGCAGTCGAGGAAAAGGCGGCGGCGGTCGAGAAGAAGGCTGACGCAGCAACAGAGAAGATTGCTGACGTAGCAACCACAGCAACAGCAGCGGCGGAGAAGGTTGAGACTGTCACGGCTAAGGCTGAGCGTGCAGCGGAGGAAGTGAGTCACGTAGCCACAGACGCAAAGAACGCCAATGACGCAGCAAAGGAGGCGAAGACCATGGCAACAGAAGCGAGCAATAAGGCAACAGAGGTGAAGGCAACAGTTGACGATATGGCAAACGCTTTCTCTCACGATGAGGGTGGTGCGCATGTTGGCGATAAAGATGGCGTTCACACAACCATCGACAGCCACGGAATGAAGCTGTTGAAAGGCTCAGAGGAGCTTGCGAAGTTTGAACAGAGTGCAGTATCGCTTGGTGGCGGTGTGTTCAACATTGTTGATGGATACAACTATGGTCGTGATGACACTAAAGTTACTGCGGTATTTGCTCAACACTTGTTGTTTAATTCAGGCGGCGGCTTTCTTATCAATGCTCCATTGATAAGGTTTGATGTAGCAAACGCTCAAAATGGAAGAAACGGAAGCGCAGTACAAGGTATTAGTTTAGCTTCGTCAGGATTGGTCGCTAGGGATAGAAGCCGCAATCGTGACGAAATTATTGCGTTTGCTGACCTTGCGAAGCTAATCAAGTTCACGCCTTGGATAACACTAGAAGATGACGGCGCTCACCGTGTTCGCTACTGTATCCGTGGTGGAATGATGTATCTCGATTGCTATCTTGCAGAGGGTACAGCCACATACACAACCACAGCACAGCTCCCCAATGACCTTCTACCGTCGCATGCTGGATACTTCCCCCTAGGAACGCAAACAGGTAATAACACCGCAAAGATTTGGATTGGCGCAGCGGGTGGCGGCGATGGTCACATTTACCTATATAACTGGTCGAACGGTTATGCTACGGGAATTATTCCACTGTTACCAAAGAGTCTCGAATAGGAGGTGACGTTATGAACCCACTAACATTCGAGCAGATTGTCGCTGCGGTGTCGTTTCTTGGCATGGTGCTAACGCTCATTAATGGCGCTAAGGCAATGAACCGCGCAAGCCAGGAAGATGCCATGCGACTCGTGCGTATCGAAGAAGGCGTGAAGCAGCTCAAGAGTGACTTGGATGACACACAGAAAGCCTTCACTGCGTATATGGCTCGCACCGATGAAACAATCACCGGTATTCGCGACACCCTCTCTGTTCACGATACCCGCCTTGCCGTGGTTGAGGATGTGACCCGTAACCAGGCGGGGAGACTGGAGCGTCTGGAACAGGCGCATACACACTAAGTGATTATCGACAACTAAAAATCGTTTAAGGAGTAACAACATGATTAACTGGAAAGTACGTCTACACAACCCTGCATGGTGGCTGGGTATGGCTGGAATCGTTATGAGTCCTATCCTGGCATACCTTGGACTGGCTTACTCTGATTTGACTACATGGGGAAGCCTTGCTGATGTATTCGTGAAGTTCATTAGCAACCCATATCTCATCGGTACTGTGGTTGTAGCAGTCTTAGGTGCTATTGGCGTCACCGTTGACCCAACTACAAAGGGATTAGGCGACTCTGCACGTGCAATGACCTATGACAAACCAAGCGCGAGCCCTTTAGACGAGGAGACACACTAATGGCAGATTTCTCTGGCGAGATTACCGCTGATGCCTATATTCCAACGTCGGCTTATTCAGCTGGACGAGACGGTCATTCTGTGCAGTATATCGTGGTTCATCATGAAGCTGCCACAGGCTTAGACGGCGCAGCTATTACAGCCATGTGGGACAGAATGCAGGCACAATCTGCACACTATTCTGTGGACGGTGCAGGCACTATTACCCAGCACGTACTGGAGAGCAATACCGCGTGGGCGTGTGGTCGCTGGGTAGCGAATTGCGAGAGTATCTCCATCGAGCACGCCAACAACTCCACATCGCCCTGGACAGTCTCCGAAGCTACCCTAGAGAGTGGCGCACATCTTGTTGCTGCATTGCTTATCAAGTACGGACTTGGTTACCCTCGATGGGGCGGCAACGTCCGACCACACAAACAGATCGTGGCGACCGCTTGCCCTGGTGAGCTTGCCGGCTCTCAGAATACTCACTATATGGAGCGTGTGTGCTACTGGTATGAGGTTATGACAGGCTCACGCTCAACTTCAGAGGTTGGCTGGCATACAGACGGTAAAGGCTCTTGGTGGTATCAGACAGGCGAGAGTGCAGACGAGTACGCCGTCGGCTGGTATCGTGTAGGCATGAAGTGGTACTACTTCAATGCCTCTGGCTGGATGATGCGCGGCTGGGTGCATGCAGACGATGGTCACGGCTCGGATAAGCTTTGGTGGTACTTCAACGATGATGGCGCACTTGAAGCTGATAAGTGGCTCACATACAACGACAGCTGGTATTTGCTAGGCTCTGACGGGCGCATGGCCACAGGTTGGCAGGAGCGCGACGGCAGGCAGTACTATCTCGACGAGACTGGCCGCATGATTACTGGCTGGCTCAAGCTGGGCGATGACTGGTACTATCTGCGCCACGATGGCTCACGAGTTGAAGATTGCCTTTACGAAGTCGGAGCAGACAATATCTGTGCCTTCGATAAGGAAGGAAAGCTTCTCACAGGCGACATCACAGTCACCACGAATGACGATGGATACATCGCCGGCATTAAGTAATATTTACCCCTCCTGGCTAAGTGCCGGGAGGGGTATTTTTTGTGTCCCAAGCGCGTCCCAAATAGCATTTTTACGCGTATCTTCTGAACCTTATCGCCAACAAAACTGCACTTAATACGCATATAAACAATGTAGAAATTAAACTGTTACAATAGATTGATCTATTTATTCATATTATTTTCGCAGGTAAACAGCTATATAGATATTATTTCCGTCCCAATTCGTCCCAATTATCTGCATATGGGTGGACTTTGTATGCAACGGCGATAGTCTTCGCGAGCATTTCCGCTTCTGGTTTATCGTAATGGATCTCCGTGACGCTCGTGCCTTTGTGGCCCATCATGCGCTCGATTTTCTCACGCTCAACACCTAACTCCCAGTGGGTGAACGTTTGCCATGAATTGCGCAGACGGCTCACTGGGCGATAAGGAACGCCGTCCACTTGCTTAGCTAATGGCCGCCATACATCAAGCAGACGCTGTTGTGTTATTGGCCTGTCTCTTGGCCCTTGTAGTATCCATTCATCATCAGACGCCTGTGCGAGCTCGTAAAGACGCGCCCCGAGAGGTCCTGGAACAACAGACGCGTGAACGCTTTGCGTGGTCTTTAGACGGCTAGAGACGCCGTATTTTTGCGTCATCTGCCGAGTAATTGGGATGATGGCCACGGGAATACCGTCGAACTCGGCCAGCTCAACTTCGTCGTTTTTAATGGCCAGCGTCTCACCGACGCGCGCACCGCCAAACGCCGCCGCGATAAACCACGCCTCTAAGTATGTGCCACGAATAGCGCCATAAAGCTTATGTAGTTCGTCAAGTGTCCAGATGCCGTTTTCGCGCTTTGGTCCATTCTTTGGCATGTGGTAGGGGCGTCTGGCAATATCCGCGGAGCAAATGTCGCGGAGCTCACACTCTGAATAAATAAGCCTGAGGATAACCTTCGCATTTCTCGCATTGGTGATGGTCATCTCATCAAACCACGACTGAACAACCAAGGGACGAACCGTGTTGACGGGGTTTTTGTCGCGTCTGTGATCTATAAACACGAGACGCCAGGTGCGCTTGTATGCGTCTATGGTTGTCTCTGAAATATCGCCAGCTGCGAGACGTTCTTCTAGGCGCGGAAGCACCCACATATCCCATACTTGGCCAAGCGTGGGCGCTGGTGCGTCTTCTGAGTGGTTGAGTCTAAGCTCGGCCAGTCTGTTGTGTGCTTGCCGCTTAGTACCGCGCACCGTCTCAGACGCACGGCGATACCCCTTGGACGTTTCCGACCAATACCGAATCCGGTAGCGTTTATTTTTCTCGATTTCAGTTACGCTGCCCCAATTACTGCGCATCGCTTTTCGTGGCATAATATGTTCATTGCCTCCTTCGGTGGTGGCTTGCTCCCTGTATTGTCTTGGCGGACGCGGGGAGCTTTTTATTCCGTTTATTGACCAACAAAATTTTTTATTGGACAGTAACTATTCTTTATGTCCAATAAAATCTTTTAGGCTTTATACACTCCTCTAAATCTTGAAGTCGAACGGTATGGAATACCACACTACCTCGCCGATGACCGTGATGGACTCAGTTCCTTCCACCGTTTTATCGTAGACCTGAGCATGGAAGGTGGGGTCCTTGGAGTCTGGAATTAACTCCACGCCGTTTTCTAGTTGCTTGATGCGCTTGATGGTCGCGTCGTATCCGTTCACGCAGACCGCATACGCCGTTCCATCCACAA